CTTTCATTATGTTCTTTGGCTATTGTGTTTATAGCTTTTAACGTACGCTCATTAAATTTAATATTATTACTTTTACCCGTAGCGCTACCCTCTTTATTTTTTTTACTTCCTTTAATTTGATCCTCTTTAGGAGCCGGCTCACTAGGGGCGCGTTCGCTTAAACTTCTATCTTCTTTATTTAATTGTTCTACTTTTCTTTTAGCCCAATCGCCTGCCTGCATAGGGTTACTCCACGGATTACTACCCCATAATAAAAAAGCTACATCACTACCCCGCCAAGTATCGGGGTCGTTAGGGTTACTTTTTTCTCTTTTTAGATCGCTTAAATGTCTAGCGTGCCAAGGAAACATTAATCTAGCTTTAGCCGGGCTAACTTTACCCGTGTTAATAATGTTACGCGCGTCCCTAATTGTTTTAGAAGTTAAACCGCTACCCGCTTTATTAAGATTATCTAAACCTCTTTCCATATTTTTTTTCATAAATGCCGGGGCGCTTAGATCTACAGCTCTAGTTTCTATACTATTGTTTAAACTTTTTTCTTCGCTCATAGCTATATTTAAAGCTACTAAATGTTCCTCTGCGCTTTCGTGTGTTTTATGACACCCTATTAAACTATTGTCGCTATCTTTAACTACGGCGTGTCCGCCTATTTGATCCTTACCCATTTCCCCACTTTCTTTAGGGCAATCCGGGTGGTTATGTATTATTGAGTAGGGCATTACCTAAACTACGGCGTTGGTGTATCTACATTATCGGGGTCTAGTAAATCCTTTTTTGGGTTATGATCGTCTTCACCTATTGGTGGTATGCTAGGGTCTATTGCCGCTCCCTGTAGGCCTAAGTAAAATTTATCTCCGCCCTCATATCCCTCTAGATCTAATTTATTTCTAGCCTCATTAGGTGTCATTAAACCGCTAGAAATTGCTACTTGAAAAGTTCTAACTCTACTAAACATATCTCCTCTAGCATATTCTTCGGTATCTAGTTTTAAAACTTGTTTACCCGGTAATAAGGTAGTTAAACCGTCTTCTATTCTTCTTATGTAGGGTAATAACGTGTGCCTAATAAAAGCTAGTCCGTTACTTTCTATATTACTATATACGTTAGAGCCGTCTTTACTATTTATTAAATGCGCCGGTACTCTAAATATACGGGCTACTTCATTTACTATTTGTTCTCGAGCCTCTATTAATTCGCTACCGGCTCCCGCGCTAATAGATTTCCATTTTAAACCGCCTGTAAGTACCGCCGGTTTTCTGTTCCTGTTGTGTGTAACTTGCCAATTTTCTTGTAAAAATTTAGCTTGTTCACTTGTTAAATCTTTATCGGTTTCTAATATGCTACTAGGCGTACCGCCCTGTCCGTAAAATTGTGATATGTGTCGCTCCATAGCTAAAGCTAAACCGTAAGTATTAGCGTTTACTTTTAACGGGCTAACACCTACTAAGCTACCCGGGTAACTAATCCATTTTAAATGTAGTATGTTGTCGTCTGTCAATGTTCTTTGATTTGTTTTTGATCCTATAACGTATACCTTTACCCCGCCGTTCATTTCAACATTAACTCTATCGGTATGTATAGGGGTCATAGCTATAGGCCTACCCTGTCGGTCTTTATCAATTAATAAAAAAGCATTACCGTGCATTAGTAAGCTTGTAATAATTTGGTGTATAACTTCAAATATAGTTTGGTTATGGTTAGGTTTTTCAAAAATACGTGGTTTTTCAGTAAATACTTTTTTGTCGCCGTCGTATCTTATTGTTTTTAACGGTAAAATACTTATACTATCTGCTATTAAAGAAATAGCGCTTAACACCGCGCTAATACCTAAAGCGCTTTTTTCATTCACTTTTTCGCCCGTGTAATTAAATAAACCGCCCTCCCTAAGTTGTAAAAGGTCAGCTAAATTACCTAGGCTTGCGTTTCTATTATCACGATTAAAAAAACTCATCTACTTATTAAATAACTTCCTACTAATAAAAAAATACCGGCCGTTACTATACCTAGGCTAGCGTTTATATTGTATACACCGTAAATTATAAGGCTAGCCCCTATAACTTCGGCTAGTGTTGTCATAATATCTTTATTAATCATAAGTTTATTATACTCACCGGAGCCTCTAATGGAGCCGGTGCCGTAATTCTGTCTAGCATTATAACTAAAGCTATAGCCCCGTCTATTTTTCTTTTAGATCTACCTTTACTTAAACGCCAACCGCTATCTGTAACTTTTTGTGCGGCGCTTAAAACTTGATCCGTAAAGGTAGCCGTAGCGTTATGTATAACTTTTTTATTTACAATTAAATCAAAAGCATTACCGCAAGCCGGTACCATTCTAGCGTGGCTTTGAGGAAAGTTAACCATAGGCACGCCGTTATCAAGTAAAACTTGCGCGCTCCGTTCAAAAAAATGCGGGTCATACGCTACTTCTTTTACGTTGTATTTCATAACTATATCTAAAATATAACGCTCTACTTCTTGTATGTCTATTACGTCATAATCCTCGGGGTGCCAAATTTTACTATCTAATATAATGTTATTATTTTTATCTTTTTGTCCGTGTACTATAGCGACACTATCGTGGTGTAAGGCCATATCCACCCCTAAAAAAGTTTCAGCGGTATCGCTAAACACTACTTCGCCCATACAATTATCCCAAGCGCTAGCCGGTAGCCAACTTTCTTCTTCTGTACGCGTCCATTGGTTTAAATGGTATCTTTGAAACTCGTGCATAGGTAGGCTCTTAAATCTACGGTTAAGATTTTCTAACGGCCACCAATCATTTTGTATTGCCGGGTTAACATCTTTCCACGTTTTTATGTCTTCGTAGTCATCGCCCTCTCTAGCCCCTATCCATTTAAAATAATATTCCGGATCATCATTTTCGCCGGTTTCTTTTTTTAATCCTCTTTGATATAGCCGTCCGGCTAGGCTGTCTAAGTCGTAGCCCGCCGTAGTAATATTAAGTACTAAACCGTCTTTACGTTTAGCGGTGTTGTTTGATAATACATAATGAACGCGCTCTTGATTTATATTTGCCCATTCGTGAATTTCATCTGCTATTAAACAACTATTACGCCCGCCGTCAGCTGTACCAGCTTTAGCGGCAACCCTATACGCCCTACCCGGTAAATTTTTAACTTGTATTTCGTTCTCAAATGTTTCGACCATATCTTTAAGTATGACGCTTTCTTCACACATTACTTTCATAGTTCCAAAAACTAAGTTTGCTTGCTCATAACTAGCTGCCGCTACTGCTACTAATGGCGAAGTAACCCCGCTACCTAAAAGTTCATATAAACCGATAGCTGCGGCAAGAGCGGTTTTGCCGTTACCTTTAGGTAAACCGATTAAAGCCTCCCTATACTTTCTACTATTATCTTCATTAACTTCATATAGATCGTATATAATAGCTTTTTGCCAATTATCTAAAATAAAAGGCTCTCCGAAAAAGTCTCCCTCACCGTGTACGCAAAACTTTTCAATAAACTTAACTACCCTCGCTCCATTAGTAGCCGGTAAATTATTCTTCTTCATTATCACACCAAAAACATATTTTAATTTTACCTATTTGATAAAACCATTCACCGCAAGCCGTACACCTTATTAATTCTTTACCGCTTTTATTATTTAGTTGAAATTTTTCGTTGTACTCATCACTATTTTTAATTTTCGACATTATTCTTCCTCTAGTTGTTGCATTAACGTTCTAGGGTCAATTGTTTCTATCCTATCCTCTTTTAAAAATTCTTGTAGTTGTTTAAAGCCTACCTGTGCCTCGCCGAATGCAATCCCTAAACGTTGTCGCGCTAATGGTGTTAGGCCAAGCTCTTGTTCTAGTTTTAAAATACTACTTTCTAATTTAATAGTTAGATCTATTAGCGGGTTAACTTTAGGTTGCCCTTGGCTACCTACACTAAGTAAACCGTTATTACCTAGTTTTAAAATCATACGGTTAGCTCTGTCTACTTCATCGTAAAATTGAAATAGTCTAAAAAAGGCAGGTAAATCTACGCTTTGAGCGGTGCTTGCTAATTCACTATTCCAATAATTTTTCCAATTACGTTTCGTAGCGGCAAGCCATTGGTGTTTGGGTTTTGGTTTTGTAAATTCTGCCCCGCCCTTTAAAACTTGTAAACTATTATCCCTATGGCCTGTTTTTAGTTCAGCTTTTTTTGGTATGCGTCCTCTTTTACTCATTTTATTACTACTTTATTAGCTAGATCTATTTGACTTTCTAAAATTTCTATCCCTATTGAATTAAAACCGTATTTTTCGGCTATATGACAAATAGTACCACTACCGCTAAAGGGATTAATAATTGTGTCGCTAAAGCTACCGGCGTATTTAACCATTCTTATAGCAGCCTCTATACCCGTAGCGTCTTTGTAAATTGTTTTACCCCTATGAAAAACGTCAGAGCCTTGAACGTTTACGTCTTTAGCGTTGTTAACGGTGTTAAAAGCTAGTACGTGAGTATAGGCCGGGCGAAATATATCGTGTGTACCTAAAGGTAGTCTTAAAGCTATTTTATGAAACTGTAATTTATAATTAAGTTTATAAGCTACTTTAAAAATCATATTAGCTTTGCTTATAACTTGCTTGTCGTGTTTACGATCTGTAACCATAAAAATAGTAGGCGTTTCTTTTTTTGTAGCTAGTAAAGTTTTTTCTATAGCGGAGTGAAACCATTTAATCCATTCATCAATATTTAAACCAACTTCTTCGGCATCGGGCGGACTAGCTACAACACTTCCTAAACCTTTATTTTTTTCTAGCCATTTAATAGCGTCAGCTTTTATAAACTGTTTACTCGGTTTCATCTTTTAAATCTACGCCTACAACATCTCCGCAAAATTCTGTTGCTTTTTTATAATCTCCTTTAACAAATATTAAAACGTTTTGGTGGGTTTTAGCTACTTTACGCCCGTGTTCAAAATATTTACCTGCCCGTAATGGCGCGCTACCCGGTACATTTATTAAAACAAACTCATTATAGTATTCCATTCCTACAGATCTAAAAGCCTCAACGGTAGTTCCTACAAAATCTACATAAGCCGTAGTCTTTTTTTCTCTATATTCGCTTATAACAATACCGGCGAAACGATCATTTTTTAATAGGCTAACGCTATTAGCTAATATTTGTGCATAGGTTTCGTTAAATTCTGCCGTTGTCATATTGCTTAAATCTGTAGGATCATCGCTATAAACTTCTAAAAACCCATAAGGCGGACACGTAAATAAAAAGTCATACTCTTTATCGCCGGCTAGTTTTTTAACATCTAAACTATTACCGCTAATCCAATTAGGTATATTTGTAGGAACTAATTCTTTAGCTTGTTTTTTGTTTTCCTCTATTTGATCTGTTGCTAAATCTATACCGGTATAATTACGACCTAATTTACTAGCTACTATACCTCTAACACTACCACCCGCAAACGGATCTATTATTTCGCTACCGGGAGCGCTAAACCATTTATACATTAACTCCGTTAACACCGGGTCAAATACACTTGTACCCGTTATCTCACTTGGTTTTTTTGAATATTGTCTAGGTTTAATTGAAAAAATCATATCTTCTTCGCGTCCTAATTCACTTTTTATTCCAAATTCTATCCATTCTCTTTTTCTGTCCTGCCAATATCCTTGGCGCGTGTCTAAAGTTGTAAACGGTGGCGCACCAAAATCTTTAACAAAATCTCTTTTATTTATGTCATCATCGGGGTTGTAACTTAAATTTAATAAATCTTCTTCTTTAAAACTTGTTGCCGCTAAAAGTTTTGGGTCACTTGAAACACTAGATAACATTTCACTTAGTAGATCATTATCGTAAGTTCCTAAATCACTTGTTTTATTATCGGCTAACGCAAACGCTTTAGCTTTTAATTCGTCGTCATCTGTAAACACAACGGCTATATGTGTCCAACCTAATCTTTTAGCTGCCGCTAGTTGATGATTACCGCCTATAACCTCCCCGTCTTGTGTAGCTACTATAGGCTTACGTTGACCGAACTCATCGTAGCTTTTAGCTACCGCGTCAATATCGCCTATACGCGGATTGCCCTCTAAATGCCTTAAATCATCTACGTTAGTTTTTAAGTTATCTAGATCGGGGTGGATTTTGTGTTTCATAGCATTCATAATAGTCGGTTTTTACGTTAGGGGTACTCATTTACAATAAACCGCTCTAATTTAACAAACCTTAACTATTTTTTAACTCTGTTTTAACATAACAATAAAAATTATTAGAGTAAAAAACGGCCAGAATATGGGCAAAAAAAAAGAAAGTTAAAGGGGGGCCCTCTCTTCTC